GACAAAATTTTTCTTTCCAGGTCTGCTGGGGTTCGATCTGTTGGAGTCATCGCCATCCATACTGATCAAAGCCAATATGACGAGAAAATTGGCGTGAAATTTACGCCCATTTATGCTGGAGCCAGAAAGAATGATTTCAACCCTCACTCTCCGTTGTCCAACGACGCGAAACAGATCATCCAAGATGAGGTCATGGAGCATTATGAAATGTTTGCGTCCACTGTTGCGCGGAATAGGGGGATGAAAATATCGCAAGTAAAGGCAACCGAGGCAGGCATGTTTACAGGAGAGAAGGCTGTGGCCATCGGATTTGCGGATGAAGTGATGCCATTTCATTCTGCCATGTCGCGTATCGCAGGGAATAGGTCTCTGATTGAGGCGTCTTCCAAAAGGCAAATCAACGCTCCTGAGAGCGACCCAAAAGAACCCCAACATAAGAAGGAGGTGAAGGGAATGGATTTTGAGCAGTTCAGCAAGGAGCATCCTGAGCTTCTGAAGGAAATCGTGGACAACACCACAGAAGACCTGAAGGCCCAGTTCAGCAAGGAGAAAAAAGAATTGGAAGAAAAGCTGGCTCAGGAACGGAATGGTTTCTCAGAGGAGCGTACGCAGTTTGAAGAAAAGGTTGCCGCGCTTGAAAAGGCAGAGGCCATCCGACGGGAGAGGGAACTGAAGTTCGAGGCAGGCGCCATCTGGCGGGAAAAGCTGTCCAACAGCGACATCCCGGACAGACTTCACGACAAGGTGATGAGCCAGGTCAACTATGAGAAGTTTGTCAATGAGGGCGCACTGGATACGGAATCTTTTCAGTCTGCGATTGATGAAGAAATCAAGGACTGGACCGACCGTGGCGTGACTTCAAACGTAATGGGTTTTGGCGTGTCCGTCAAGACCGTTGACGAAGATGCCCGCAAGAAGAAAGACGAAGGGTCGGAGGATTCGCTGGCCGATCAGTTGTTTGCTCTTTCAGGCGGAGACCGGAGGGAGGTGAGTTAGATGCCGTTAGGAGATACAGCGTATATCAATCGCGGGTCTCAAGATGACCTGAAGAGGCTGTTTTACAGCGATCCCGACAAGGCCATGGCAAAGATCATCAGGATCCCTGCCGGGTACGGCGTGATCAAGGCCGGCGCCGTGATGGGGATCATCACTGAGAGCACCGACCGTGTGGATCAGTATGTGCCTTATACCGGGCTGGATGCCGTGGGCAACGTGGCTGCGGGGGTGTCGTACCTTTTCGGCGCGGCCCTGCTGGTGGCTGACCCGAGCACCAACACGACCGGATATGTGACCATGGACGACAGTTACAAGTTTGCCGTGGGCGACCATCTGGTGGCAGGCGACAGCGACCTGAGCCCGACTGACCTTGGGGCGATTACCGCTATTGATCGAACCACCTACACCCATATTGCCGGGATCACTGTAACCAATTCGTTTGGTTCGGAGACCATCGCAAAGGGTGGGCTGGTGACGATCCAGAGCGCTACGGCCAGTCCGTATGTATGCGCCAAAGGCATTCTCAAGGCAACCGTGGATACGGGCACCGGAGAAGACGCCAAGGGCGCGCAGGGCGCGCTGGTTATCAAGAATGCCATGCTCTACAAAAACTGTCTGTATAACTACAATGCAGACGCTCTGGCAGACCTGAGCTGGGCCACTGAGAATGGTCCGTATCTGGTCCTGTAGCCGATAGCGAAAGGAGGTGAAACGATATGCCTATCAGTATTAGCGATATCCCTGAATTGAGATTGACCGTGCTGAACAAGCTGGTCACGAAATATATGGCCCCGCCAAACCTGATTTTGCAGAAGATGTTTGGTGAAACGCAGTATGAGTCGGACAATGTCGAGTGGGAATCTCAGATTGGAAGCAGGGGGCTGACCCCGTTTGCGTCTGAGGACGCCGAGGCCCCGGATGCGACGGTCCCCGGCAGTTCAAGCCATTCTGCGCAGGCGGCGTTCTGGAAGGAACGTTCGTTCTTTGGAAGTTCTTTCCTGAACAATATCCGTCAGCTTGGAACAGACCGGGTCTATCAAGCATCGGCCCGAACCCTTGCCAATCAGGTGAGGAACCTCAGCAACCGTTCCTACCGGAGAAAAGAGTGGATGATTGCGCAGATGCTGTGCAACGACGGCTTTACGTATGAGGATTATACGGGCGCCTACATCACGCTGGACTACGGTATACCAGACGACAACAAGGTTTCCCTGGGGACGGACTACAAGTGGAGCGATGGGACCAAGCGAAACATCGCCAGCGACATCTTCGATGCGAAGCTCGCTGTGAGCAATGCCAACGCCGGCGTCCTGAACCACGCCATCTTCACCACGGAAGTCCTGAAGTATATGATCTTCGATGATACGATCCAGACGCTTATGCAGAAATCGTCCTACGGAGACGGCGACCTGTTCACCAATCCGCTGGGCGTCATTGGGAGCCTTGTGGGCATTCCCAATATGCACCTGTACGATGAAGCGTTCCAGATCCGTTCGTTCCTCACATCGGCCCTGTCTGCCGGCGCCAGCCCGACCGTGTACGTGGACAACACCACGGACTTTGAGGTGGGCGGTACGCTGACATGCCTGGATGTGTCTGCGAACACGACAGAAACCCTAACCATTGCATCAATCGACACGAATGCGAGCACCATTACGGGTACAGGGACTTTGTCTTAGTCATACAAGGCAACGGAAGACCTGGTTTATATGACCAAGAAGTTCGTTCCTACGGACAAGTTTGTAATGTGGGCCGACAACGTGGACGGCGATCCGATTGCCGAGTTTATGAGCTGCCCGCATACGCTTTCCCGCAAATGGGGCCAGCAGGTAAACAGGTGGCAGAAAGACGATCCTGAAGGCGTTTTCATTCGAGTTGAGGATAAGGGCCTGCCCGTGCTGTATCACGAGGACGCAGTTTACCAACTCGACGTTGCATAAAGGGGGTGATGGTATGGATCAAAAATTGGGACCCTATCCCTCCCCGGCGGCAAAGCGGCAGTGGGCGGCGAACAGTACGTCGCCCATGATGGCCTTCCAGTCTGGAGAACTCACCACCAATGCGACTGGCGTGCCTCTTGGGGCGGCCAATATCGGCGGGAACATTACGGACGTGTGGATTTCCGTTGGACGAAGCGGGAAAGACGACAGCAATACGCTGTCCCTGACCGTGGACGTCAAGATCAATGGGACGACATGCCTGTCCACGGCCCCCGTCATCGCTCATGTGAGTGGCGAGGCGTCGACCAACAAAACGACCAAGAACGACAGCGACACCGGCGTAACGGTGCGGGCGCTGGATGCAGACAACATCAGCGTGTCGCAGGGGGACATAATCACGTACGACATGGCCCTGACCCGAACCCCGTCTCCGACGACCGAGATGGCCAATCTGGCGGTCGTTGTCGAGATTGAACCTGTGTAGCAAGGAGGCCAATCGACATGCGTGTCGAACTGTTATGCAACTTGAAAGGCGATAAGCTCTGGAAGAAGGGGACGGTATTGTCTGATGCCGTCTCCCCTTTTCCAAGAGACATTCAGCAGGAAATCGATGCTGGATCAAAAGTCGTGAAAGTGTTGCCCAGCCCTATGGAGAGGGTTGTGGACGCCGTGGCCGAGGAACCCATGTTTGTCGCGGCGGAACCTGTAAACGAGACCAAAGCATTAGAGACGCCATCCGAAGAATTTGTTTTTCCGGAGCTGGAAAAACTCATCGAAGCAAAAGGCAGTTTAGCGGAAGTTTCCCGATTGTTTGACGTAACGTATGTGACAGTCAGCCGGTGGCGCAAAAGCCCCCCGACAAAGCCCGACGTGTTGGCGCGGATAAAAGAGGCGGCGAGACAGATCGATGACCAAAGCGGAATTGACGACACTGCTTCAGCAGGAAGTGAAGGGACTGACGGGTAGTCTGGCGGACGACGATTACTCGAATGCCATTGACGCGGCTGAACGGGATACGGGATGGTCTATGCCCCAGACGAGCGACTTCAAGGTGAAGTGGCTGGTCGAGCGGAGCAAGCGGCATCTGTTTTTCTTTCTGATGTCTGAATCCGCATCCAAGTTCCGATACAAGGATATTCACCTTCAGCATCGGTTTGATCATTACTCCAGCCTGGTGGACAAGCTGGACGCTGCATTTGAAAAGGCGCAGCAGGATGATCCGTATCAGTTTGCCGATGTGAGCGCCTACGAACAGTATGGCCACAAGGTGGATGCCGGTTTTGCATACGACGATCAAACCGG